GCGCGTTCGCGAGCCCATACGTAACCTCGAGCAGCTCGAGGGTGTAGTCGCGAGTCTCTCCGAACTCCGTCGGCAGCAGCTCGAGCAGATATCCGGTGTAGTCGGCCATGACGTATCAGAGCGGCTGAACACCGTTGGCGTACGGAACGACGAAATAAACCGCGTAGACGTAGCGCTCGCCGCCCGACGTCGTGAATGTGTTTGGATAGTTTCGGTAGAAACTGGCGAGCCGAATGTTTTTCAAGAAACCGAGCACGTTTGCTGGCGAGTTTGCAGATCCGCGCCCGATCATGACAGGGAGCGCGGTATCGCCGCTGCCCCACGGGCTCGCGACCGCAGTGTTGTTGCTCGTATTTGATGCGCCATACACCGGGAAAGACCAGTCGGCAGTCGTCCAAACCGTCGTCGGAGAGTAGTAGTACGTCCACAAGGAGCCGGTGAAATCGAGGCCCGCATTTCCGGCGCCAGCCGCGACAATCCACGGGTGTGCATTCGACGGATCATACGTGCTGTTCGCGATGGCCTCTACCACCAGCGACCCGCGCAGCGTCGAAGTGCCATCCGTCATCAGCGCATAGAACGGCCGGATTCCCGCAGCATTCTCGGCAGCGTCGTACGTGACGAGGTGTCCGCGCGCTGAGCCCGACGAATTGAACAGCGTCGCGTTGTTGACGACGGTCGTTTCGTCTGTCGCGGTGGCGCACGTCGGAAGCGCCGTCGCGGTCCCGTTGGCTTGCGGCGCCGCACGCGAAACTTTGACCGTAAATGTCGTGTTTGCGCCGCGCCGCTGCACGTACAGCCAGACCTTCGACGCCGCGTCGACCAGCACGTACCACGCGTTCGCCACGTCGAAGAGCGCGACCGTATTCACGCGATCTGGCGAGGCTGCGTTTGTCGCCGTCGTGCCATCGCTGGTGCCGACGATCGTCCAGCCGTTTGCCAGCAGAAGCGTCTTCAAATCGAAGAGCAGCTGCGAGCCCTGTCGAGTCGAGCAATCGATGTTGACGTTTGAGACTTTCGCCATGGAGCTCCTCAGCTGGCCAGTTGCCGCGGGGGCACGTCGCCGCTCGCGAAGGGGATTTCGTTGTCCGGTGCACCGACAGCGATGAACGCGTATTGCTCCTGCGAAGCCTGCACGATGGTTGCGTCATGGTACTCAAGCGTGCGCGTGCCGGTGGGAATCGTGCCTGCCGTGCGCGTGGCGCGCACCGTTCGCGTCGACACGGTCACGGTCGTCACGGTGAGTTCTGCGGCGCTCGGCGTCGCATTGTCGTACGTCGCGATGAGCACGCGGTCGCCGGTCTGCCACGCGCCAGTCGCTGCGTATCCGGCAGGCTGCGACGAGTCGAGCACGATATCGTACGTGCTGCCGGTCACCAGCGTCACGGTGTCGATGAGCGACGATGGTGCATAGCCCGCGACGCGTACATACGTCGACAGCAGCGTCAGCTCCACAACGGCATCGAGCGGCTGCACCTTGCGCCCGATGACGACGCCGCTTGCCGCGACGATACCGCGGCCACCGCTATCGACGTCAGGAAGCTGCGCGATGGTGACGCTGACCTGCGAGCCAATGACTGCGTTGATCGCGTCGAGCTTGCACGCGACCGTGATGGTCGCATACGCACCGCCCAGCACGCCGAGCCACGTCTGCGCCATCGCCAGGACTTCGGAGTACGGGATATCCGCGTCACCGGCCCACGTTGAGCGCGGTTCGATCTTCATCATCGTGGGCAGCGGGTTCCGCGAAAGCGCCGCCGCGTCGCGCACCACGAACGTCCTGCCGACGTGCTTGCTTGTCAGCGGGTCAAAACCAGTCTTGAGCTGCACCGTGTTGACAAGCCCAAATGCATTAGGCTCCCAGCCCGGCATCTGCGCGCCCGAAAGGTTGTTGCTGGCGTCGATGCTGTAGCTGGTAGCCTCAGTCGCCGCACCTGCGCGAAACTCGCGGAACGCCAGCCGCCCGTCAGTGGTGATGTACGGAACCAAGCCGTAGAGCTTGCACTCGTCCTCGATCATCTTCGCGAGGCTGACGTCGGATGCGCCTGCGTACGTACGCGCGCGCAGCCAGTCGCGGCCCAGCGAGACGGCGTCGACCGTCGTGGTGATCGCGCTCGTGTCGACGTGCTCCGTCGTCACCAGCGGCATACGGCCCGATGGTGCGTACGTGGGCGAGTCCGTGGTCAGCGCGATGAGGAAGTCTGCGAAGGTGCCTTCGGCTGCGTACGTGCGCGAGCTCGTGACGGTCGGCACCGACGTGCCGGTGTAGTAGCGATCAAGCGCTGTTGGCATCGGGCCGGGGATGCGCCGCACACGCAGCGTCGCGCGCCTCGTCGTCGCGTCCCACGAGAGCACGTCGTACTGGCGTGTCAGCGCGTCCTTGCCGTCGAACGCGGGCCACTCAAGCGAGACGCTGTCGCCGGTCGCGAGCGTGATGCTTCCGCCGATGTAGATGGTCTGCGTGCTGACGGCCGCGCTGAGATAGCCGACAAAGCCCCGCGGCACCGTGCCTGCACCGTCTACAGGCGCAAACGAATACGGCTGATAAGATTGATTGTTGCCAACGGTGAAGACGCGCACGCCGTCGCTTTGCCGCGTCATCGGCAATCCAGCCGTGTAGACCGGGTCGACGTTTGCCGTCGACTGATTCAGCGTCTCGACATTGCACCAGCGATGCGACGAGTTTGGTGTCGAGTATAGAAAGCGCCACGAGCCGCCCGGCGTCGGCGTCGCGACAAGCGAGGGGCGCGCGCCGCTTGTCTGATTGAGCGCGTTGCTGCCCCACCCAGAACTCGCAGTCCTAATCAGCGCATCAAGCGCCGCGCAGAAATCCTCCTGCGTCTCGTAGTAGCCAGCAAGGTCAGCGCCGCCAACGGTCGCCGTATCGCTGACTGACGCGTTGTAATCCGCGCTCGCGAGGATGCTGATCTGGTATAGCGGCGCGGTTTGCGCGTTGTAGTTGATGCCGCGCAGCGTCGAGGGCTCCGCGAGGTCGGCGTTCAACGACTGGTTGAGCGCGCTCGCGATGCTGTCGAGCTGCACCTCCCACGTCGTCAAATCGCGGAGCTTCGGCTGCGCCGCGACCACGCCACGCCATACCAGCGTGCCCGTACCCGTCTCGCCGTCGCCGTACGCGTAAAGGTACGCGATGCTGCCCTCGACGGTCGGCCGTCCGTTGGCGAGGCCGCTCTCCTCAAAGGTCACTTCGGGACGCGTCAGGCCCAGCGTCGTGTCGACCGTATGCGCGGTGCTAATGGTGTCGCGATAATTGCGCGTCACTGTCGGCGCAGCAGTGCCACCGCCAGACGTGATCTTCATGCACTCGTTGCCGAGAAAGAAGATATCGCCGTTCGCGGTATTAGTGCTGGTCAGCGGAATCGAAACCGCCGACGACGACACCGACGACGACAAGTAGTTGATGCGCGTGGGCTGCCGCGAGAACGAATCGCCAGTCCGCGACGAGCCGTCATCAACGATGCGCGCAGTGAACCCAGATGCACGCAGCTTGACGGCCGCAGGGTCCAGCGACTCGCCCCACTGGACGCTGCGTGCCTCGAGGCCACCGATGCGCTCGCGGTCCTCCGTGCCTGCGCCGATGAGCGACGATGACGACACGAACTCAAGCGGGTGCCCCGCGATGACGAGGCGATACGCGATAGCGCCCGAGCCGCGCGCGACGACGTCAGACCAGCTCACGGCGCGACCTCAGTGATGTACCGAGTCACGAACGGGATCGTCCAGTGGCCGTCGTAATCAGCCGTAATGCGCGTCGGGTCAAAGTGCGCGCCCTCGCCACGCATCTTGTAGAGCAGCCCCTCACCCGAGGTCGCGTTGACGCGGTCGATGAGCGAAAACGGCAGCGTCGCGCGGCAGTGGCGAAAGAAGTGCTCCCACGTCCACGTCACCTTCGTCGCAGCGCCGACGTTGGCGATGCGGACGGCCGTGCCGCCGACCTCTTGGCTGACGGCGTACTCCGCGTCGGTGGGGCCGCTCAGCGTCTCGAAGGGCTGCACCCAGTCGCGATAGACGGGCATCTGCTCAGGGTACGTGCTGTACGCCTGACCGTTGTCGCTTTCCGCGTACGCGATGCGTCCTGCGGGCTCGTACGTCTCGTGCACCTGCGACTGGCCTGCAAGGCGCGAGACGATGAGGTAGCGCGGCCTGCGCGTGCTCGTGTAGCTGTTGCTGCCGGTGAGGTTTGATGCGGAGTCAAAGCCGAGAATTGCGGCCATCGCAGCGCCCTGCGCGCCGCTCCACGTCACCGTGAAAGTCGACGCAGCGCTGAGCCCATACTCGCACTCGAGCGGGTCGAAGCCGACGACGAGGCCCGATATCAGCGCGGCAGCACTCGTCGCGAACGGGCTGATAGACACGCCATCGGCCGCTGTCGCCGTGAACGCACCGTGCATATACGCGCCCGACGTGAATCCAAGATTGCCAGACAGCGAGCCGCCGAACACCGCCGCGTTGCTGCCGCTGACAGCACCAAGATTCAGCGTCGCGAAGTCAAACGCTGCGGAGTAGAGGTCACGCGGCATCACATACCTCGCCCAAGACGACCGTGCGCCTCGCTGATCATGCCCGAGATATCGCGCCCGAGCTGCGCGCGGTCTGCGGCGTACACGAGGCCGCTGCTGCCCCAGTTGATGACGACCGTCGTGCCTGCGCCCTCAGCCGTGCCGGGCGTCAGCGCTGGCCCGCCAGTGGCCGCAGCAGGCGCGCCACCGCCACCACCACCACCGCCGAACGCACCCGTCGCCGCGCCCGCTACGCCAGCTGCTACGCCGACAGCAGCCCATTTGGCAGCCGCCGCAAAGTGACCAGCCGCTGTTGGTGAGCCGACCGCGAGCGCGCTGATGCCGAGCGCGGTTTGTTTGAGGCCCTGCACGATAGCCTCAGTCGTCAGCGCGCGTGCGACGTCGCGCACCATGCCGAGCGCGGCCTCGCCCATGCTCTTGGAGCCGTCGAGCCACGCGGAGACGCTGGATGAAAACGCGCTTTCCAGCGCTTGGAACACGCTGTCGTTGATGGCCTTGAGACGCTCTGCTGCCTCTTCCTCTTGCTTCTCGCGTGCCTCGAGGAATGCGCGATTACGGTCTAGTTGCTCAAGGTAGCGCTGCTGCTCGATGTCCGCGCCTTTGTCCGCGCGTGCGATTGCGCTGGCTTCAGGTTCGCGACCGAGTGTCTCCATATCAAGACCCTCAAGCGTCAATGCGCCACCGCCACCAGCCTCCCGCATTAGTTCTTCCAACGTAGGCCGACTAACGCCACCACGACCACCGCCTCTGCCACCGCGTCGAGTTGCCCGCTCAGTAGCTGCGGCTGCGGCAGGAGCAGGCGCTTCGGGAAATGCCGCTGCTGCTGCCACGTTCTCTTCGAGTCGTGCCTGCTGGTCTTTGATGCGCTGAATCTCGCGGGCGTTTTCGCCTGAGAAATTAGTTAGCTCAAGCAGCTCAAGTCGTTCCGACAAGCGCTGGCGCTCAACATCTAGTTGTTCTTGCGTTGCGATGCCCAGCGCCAGCTGAGTACCACGCGCTCGCTGTTCTTGTTGTTTCTTGCGGCGCTGCTCAATTTCATCAAACGCATCCGCAGCATTGTAGAGTTCGCGCGTCAGCTTGCGTGTTTCGTCTGCGGTGTTGCTTTGCTCTTGGCCGTAGCTCTTCCACAGCGATACACCAGCCGTGACCACGACGCTGACCGCCGCGACCGCAAGTCCAAGCGGACCAAGGCCCGCGGTCGTGAGTCCTTGGATGACGCCCGTCGCGCTGCCTGCGACGCTGATAACCTGCCCGAGCCCCGGCACGAGCTGGCCGACAGCCTGACCAGCAAGGCCGAGCGCGGAGCCAAACTGGCCGATCTGCGGCTGCGCGGCCTGTGCGGCTTGCCCGACCTTCGCAGTCGCGGTCGCCGTCTGGTCAGCAGCCGACGCGGTCTGCTTGAGCGCGGTCTGCGCCTGCGTCGAGTCGAACGTGATCTTGCCTTGGACGTCGAAGTCAGCCATCGGTCATCCCTTTCGCTGAGCTTCGGCCATGCGCCGCTCGGCCTCACGCCGCTCGCGCTCTGCTCGCGCGTCAAGCGCCTCGACGTGGCTTTGCGCGCCGTCGATTGCGAGCATCGCGTCGAGCACGACCGCGAGCTGCTGGTCGACGTCGACCGCGCCGTTCGCCCAGTGTCGCCGCAGCACCAGCGCCTGCGCCACGACGGGATCGCCGTACGCGCGCCACGGGCACGACGACGGTGGCTCACCAAGCATCCGCACGACGCCGTCACGCATACGCGCCACGGACGCTCCTAGGCCGCTCAGCGCCGCGCGACGCACCGGGACGCGACGCTCGCCACCGCAATCGCAGTCCCACGCCTGACGCACCGCTGCGGCCTCCGGACGGGCTAGGTCGAGCCCGCGTCGATGGTCGATGTGCCTGACGTGCTCGGAGCGGGGGAGTCCGCATGGGACAGGGACTGCCGCGCTAGCACGAATGCCGAGGTAGCCGGCAGAGGCGCAAAGCCCTCGACGAAAGGGCCGAGTCTGCTCCGCGCGTACGCCACCGCTCCGATCTCGTAGACCGCCTCGACGGACACGCATTCGCAGAGGTAGTCGAGCGCGTCGCTGTCGAGCGACGGCCTGCTATCGCCAGACTCGCGCGGGAAGATGGCCTCCGTTTTCCACGACAGCGGCGGCGCTACCTCAGCGCGCACCAGGGCGTAGCTCATGGCGCGCAGCCACCGAGACTCAGCCGTGGGCAGCGAGTCGCACTGCGCGCGCTCGTAGGCCCGCAGAGGGCGCAGCACGAAGAGGCTCGCGCGCTTGCCCGCGACAAAGCGCAGCAGGCCCTTGTCGCGGTTGCCGTATCGGATATCCGACACACGCTCACCAGTCGCGCCGAAGTGGACGTCGAAGTCCTTGCCCATTGCAGCGCGGTCAATCGCAGGGTCGAAGCTGACGTAGCACTCGAGGTGCTTCGTCGGGTCTGTCTCGTGCGTCATGCGGTGCGCCTCCTCAAGCGCCGCGCCACCGTAGCACGCTCAGAAGACGTGGATGCGGAACGCCGAGCGCTGGTTGTCGGTGCTAGGCGATGCGATGGCCTCGTCGTTGCGACCGGCCCACGACACGAGGAGGCCGTACAGGTCATTCGCAGGCGTGCGCGGCGGCACCACCGAGAGCTGAATCGTCGGCGCGCTGAGCAGCACGATTCCAGCGGTCGTCATGCCGACTTGCTGAAACAAGCTGAGGTCCGTGCGATTCGTGTCGGCCGTGATCCAGTTCGTAGCCGTGTCGTCGTAGACCTGCACTTGCCCGGTGATTGCGCGACCGCGCGCGCGCTTCCATCCGATGATGCCCGAATCTCCGGGGCCCTCTGGCGACGTCACGGGGAGGTTCGCCATCCCCGGCGTCCACGTCGAGGACGAGTGCGACACCACGTTGCGCGTCTGGCTCGTCGCAAACGAACCCGTGCCGAGGATGAGCTCGCTCGTCATGTGCGCGATGGGCGAGAAATCCGTGATCGTCGCAGCGTCAAGCGTCGCCACCGACGTACGCAGCCACGATGCGCCGGTCATCTGCGTCGAGAGCTTGGCAATTTGGCCCTGCGTGATGTCGATTGACATCGTGCCCTGCATCCCGAGGCCCACGAACTCGTCGCCCGTCTCTTGCCCTTCGACCAGCATTTGCAGCGTCGGAAGGAAGCCAGCAGTGTTGTTCGTCAAGCCAAACGTCGTCGCCCAAATGACTGGCGCGCTAAGCACCGGAGCTGCCGAGTGCGCGACCTTCGGGACAAGCTGCGTCGAGGTGCACGACAGAATCTCGCGCGCCTCGTATTTGCCGTTGATCAACACGGCATACGCGCCACCGGGAGCGCCGAGCGTGTTGCCGTGGCCCGCGGTCACGTTGACGCTGGACGTGGTCGAGCCAGCCGTGACGGCCGTTGCGCTAGCCTGCGGCGTGCCCTGATACGCAGCGCCCATCAGCGCGGAAAGCAAACGTCCAAGTGCCCACGTAGTAGACCACGCGTTATTGCCGTCCTGCGGCGCGCCAGTGCCCGCGAGATACGTCGTCAGCGCCAGCGTCGAAGACTTCTTCGCGAGCACCATCTTCGAGTTTGTGTAGCTGTGCAGGTATTGCTGCTGCAGCTCAGGCTCAAGATGGTCGGTGAGCGGAACGAAAGTGCCGCTATTCTCCACCACGGGCAGGTCGAGGAAGTTCGCGAGCGTGCCCGTCTCGTCGACGGCAAATGCCGCTTCGGCTGCGATTCTCGTGCGGCCAAGCGCTGAAACTTGAACGGTCATGTGAATCTCTCCTTACGCGACCGCCGATGCCGTGAGCACCGTGCCGCTGAATCGCTGCTCGAGCTGATAGAGGCCACCGCCTTCGGTCTGTCCAGACCGCGGCGCATCGTCGCGCAGGACCGTCGTGCCCTGCCACACGAGCACGCCGGAAACGATGCCGGTGGCGGTGCCCGCAAACGTCGTCGCGACCTTGCCGGGCCACGCATACGCCTGCGCGACGAGGTCGCTGGCTGCTGCCGCTGCGGCCTTTACCGACTGGTAATCGACCGCGAAGAGCGCCTGCGAGTCGAGCAGGTACGTGTACGTCAGCGTGACCTCGATGCCGCGGAACCAGACGTTCGTCGGCTGCTGCGGACGGTCAGGCGAGACTGGATACGCGACCGCAATCTCGACGCGCGGCGTCGCCGTGGTGCGCATTGAGAGCGTCATGTCGTCAGCGCCACCCGCGATATCGCAGGACAGCAGGCCAACGGGCACGGCGCGCACACCCGCGATCTTGCCCTCGATCACCTCGCGCAGCGCGGTGCGGATGGCGACGTCATCGACAGCGGCCATTAGCGCACCTTCCCGTTCACGATGTAGTTGCCGACGCTCTTGAAGATGCGGTCAAACACGACGCCCGCTTGGCCAGTCTCGACCAGCTCACCGTCGCGCGTAATCGGCAGGAACGGGCGCGCCGGTATCGTGCGGGTGCCGAACTGCTGATAGCCCGCGTATTTCGCAGTCGCGAAAAAGAAAATGCTACGCGCGCCGCTCGCGGTGTTGGTGCTGCGTTTGAGGTCGCCGGTGTCAGTGAGCGGGGTCGCAGATTTCTTGCGGCGTTTCTCGATAGTTGACGGCGCGAGCGGCAGCTTCCACTTAACGCCACCTGGCGAAACGTAAGTGTTGTACGGCATCGTTATCAGCCGCTTCACCGCTTCCGCACCGACCTTCATGGCGGGCGTCATGTCCTGCGTGCGCGCAGCCATCGCCGTGATTTTGCGATGCAAATCCTTTGGCGACTTGCCCGGTGGGTAGCTGACAGCCATTAGAACAGGATGAGCGAGCGCGTCGAGAAGATGCGCTCCGACGAAACCATCTCAGTTCCGTTGATGATATCCGCGCCACCGTCGCCGCCGAGCGGGTCACGCGTCAGGCCGGGAAGGTCGAGGCGCACACCTTCGGTAGCGTAGATGCTCGACGGGTCAGGGATGGTCGCGACGATCTCCGCGGGAATCTGGATGCCGCGCGCGTAGAACGACGCCAGCTTCAGCCAGACGCCGAAGCTGATGAGCCGCAGCAGCTCAAAGGCGTCGCCGCTCGACGGCTGTTGCGGCGATAGCGTGACGCTCGAATAGCCGCCCTTCACGCACGCGCTGAGCACGACAGAGTCCGCGCTCGCGATGTACGCCGCGCGTGCACCGCTGTCGGTGGCAATGGCCGCGTACTGCGCAGGGCCACGCGTGCCGCCGCCCAGCATCGACTCGATGTATGCGTCCGTGAGCAGAGCCATGTCACGCCTCCTTGCGCTGGAAATAGCCGGGTGCGTCACCCGAAGACGTGAGCGTAACGAACGTCATGCCGCTCGGCTTCTTGACAAGCACCCGCGTGAGGCCGGTGCCGTCCACGTCGAGGGTCTGCACCACAGCCTCGCAGACCACGCCAGCGAACGAGACGAAGCGCACCACCTCTCCGACAGCTAGCGGCCGCTGTAGCGCCTCTGGCGCGCTCGTAGCGGCCTCCGCGTCGAGCTTGGCCTTGCGCTTCGCCCCAGCCACGTCAGCGCCCCTGCTTCGGCGTGCCGTCGAGACGCGCGCTGATCTTCGCGAGCGCCTCCACGATGCCCGCGAGGACGGCCGTCTGCTCGCCCGACGACGACGACACCTGCGCCGCCGTCTCAGCGATAGCCGCCGCGCGCTTGCGCTCGTGCTCGATGTCGATGGTGTCGAGCTCGCCGACGACCTCGACGCTCGTCAGCGGCAGCACGTCGCGCAGCATCAGCGCGCGGAACTGCGACTCAGCCGTGATCGGACACTCGGCCGCAGGGCGCTTGTTCTCTGCGCACCAGGCGTCGACGTACTGCGCGAGATTCGCGCGCGACGTCTGGTACTCAGCCTCGCGCGTCTCGAGCAGGCGCATGAGCGCAGGCAGTTCGCTCTTGTAGATTTGCAGCGTGTGCGTCCCGCTGGCGTACGAGCGACCGTCGTTGAGCATCTGGCCCATGTGGCCATCGCGGATGACGACGCGGACGAGCAGTCGTGACTCAGGTCGCGCGTTTGCGGCGACGTGCCCATACGGCGTGTGATTGTCGAGTTGCATGATCATCTCCTCTTGATGACGCTGCGATATGCAGCGGAACCATCGGCGGGAATTGCACCCGCCATCACGCTTGCGCGCGACTGCGACTCGCATGGTCTGTAGTTCACTCAGCGCATTGACCGCGCTAAGTGTTTGAAATCATTCAAGATTTACAGGATGCCGCCGTAGATACAGGGCCACATTCCTGCGGCGTACTGACCATCGGCGATGAGGCCGAAGGTGAGCGCGTCATTCTGCATGACGGTGGGCGACGAGAGGTCGATGTCGAGCTGCTCACGCGGCGCGGCACCCTCCACGAAGAACATCGGCTTCGCGCCGCCAGGGCCCTCGCCGACGAGATACCAGTAGTCGTCCTGCGTGCCGACGAGGCGCGAGTTGACGACGAGGTCAACCGTGCCGTTGTAGGCGTTGCTGACGCCAGCGCTCGCGACAACCGACGCAGCGGCCTCGAGGCCCGTTGCGGCGACGCTGCGACCACGGATGTCCATCTTCGTGATCTCCGCGCCGACGAGCCGATTCTTCGGGCCGACGACGAGGTAGCGCGGGACGATGCGGAAGGGCTCGCCGTTCTCACGCTGGTAGGACGTCATCGCGGAGAACGCGGTGTCGAACGTCAGCGGCGAGAGCGCCGAGGTCGTCTTGTTGGACTGGTTGCCGCTTGGCCCGTTCGGGTGCGAGGTGCTGATGAGGTTGACGCCGTCGTAGCCGACAGGGCCGTCACCAGAGTTCAAGAACAAGCCCTGATGAAGGACGTAATCCTTGTAGCTCTGCGCGGCGCTCATGAACTTGCGGACGCGCGCGGCGACGATGCCCGAGCGGTCGTACTCTGCATCGCGGCGACGCACCTTGAGCTGCACGGCCCACGACGTCAGCGCGACGTTGAGGCGGTACGCGCGGCTCACGCCGGTCTGGCGAGCGCCCGAGAACTCAAGCCAGTTGCCGAGGAAATCCTCGAGGATGATGGACGTGGTCGTGCCACCGTCCGCGGGGATCGTCTCGCAGATCGCGTTGACAAGCGCCTCGTCGGCCGAGCTGGTAAACAGCTCGTCGGCCATCGTGCGGAACACGGTTGCTGCCGCGTCAATGGCAGTCTGATTGATGACGTGTGAAGAGTCAGCCATGTTGGAATCTCCTGTAAATCGTTGGCGCTTAGAGCGCTATCAGACGGTGGCCGCCGAGCGGATCTTGACCCATGCAGCGGTGGTGCTGACGGGCTGCACGACCTCGCCGACCTTGATGTCGTTGGTCGCGGCGGCAGCCGTGGTCACGAGGTCAGAGTCCGAGATCACGCACGCAGCGCCCGTGACGGCGGCAAGCGACGAAGCCGCGCCGAGCAGCTCCTCGTGGCCGAACTTGACATTGATGGTCTGGCCAGCGGCAGCGCTGGTGACCGTCTGCGTCGCAATGCCGACAAAGCCGCACGACGCGGTGTCAGCGCCGGGAAGGGCGAGGCCGGTCGCGAGGGTCACCATCACGAGCGAACCCTCGTAGATGGTCGTGCCGGTCGTGCAGGTGTACGTGGCGTAGCTAGCGAGCGAGTCGTTGCGCGTCTGACGCGCGGTCATTGCGGTGAGTGCAGCCATTGTGAATCTCCTTGAGAACGTGGGATATCAGCGCGCGTCAAGCGCCCGAGTTGTTGCGAGCCGCGTGCTTGCTGAGCATCACGGCGACGTGCTTCTTCGCGGCCTCGCCACGCAGGCCAGCGGCCTTGGCGTCAGCCTCGAAAATCTTGGCGATCGGGTCCTGCGACGCCGACAGCGAGAGGGTGTTCGTCGGCGCGCGCGGGCCGGTGACGAGCGAGCCGGTGGGCGGCTGCGCGGTGGCCGGGAGCGCCGAGTAGATGTCGAGCGCGAGCTGCTCGCTCTGCTCCGACGCAGCGACGAACGCGGCGCGCTGCGCATCGGTGACGCGGCCCTCGCTGAGCAGACGCGCGAACGACGCCTCGATGCGCGCGGTGCGCTCGAGGGCGACGCGCTGCTCGCGCTCCTTGCTGAGTTCCGCAACCTGCGCCTGAAG